TATGTTGGTTTAGATAAGATCCATTGTATGATGCGAGATGCAAAGATGGGTTTAAAAGCTATGGAGCATGAAGGACTTATAGTGGATGTAGATGAAGAGGGTAGACCAGAAGAACCTCAAGAAGAACCTAAAGGAGAAGTGGCTATAATAGATGTAGTCCAGATAGAAAAGGCTGAACCAATGGTAAAAGAACTTAAAGAGGGTGGTGTAGTTTCGCCTATACTTAATCCAGAGGAAGAAGTAAACGTGATGAATAAAGGTGGAATGATTGCTCAAGAAACAGGACCAGATGGCACTATGCGTATTCTTGGAATGCAAGAAGGTGGTATGGTTGATCAGATGGATGCTATGATGGGTGCAGAAATGCCACAAGAAGATGTGATGCAAGAAGAACCTGTTACTGAGTTTGCAGATGAAATGCCTCCTGCACAAACAGAACCGATGCCAGAGGCTCCTATGATGAATGCACCAGTAGCACAAGTAATTAATGGTGTACCTCATCTTATGGCTTATCTACAGGAAGATGAGATCAAAGCCCTACAGGATGCAGGTAGAGGATTGGATGAAAATGGTGAGCAGATGCTAAGTCCAGAAGGTATACCAGTGTTTAATGATGGTGTAGGAGGTGATGACACTGGAGCAGATGATACTGGAGCAGAACCTGATGATGATGGACAACCAGGAGATGATGTAGGTGGTATGGATACACCTGAAATAGAAAAAATGCAAAGTGAAATGACTAAGGCTGACAAAGAAGCATTAGATCCAGAAGAAGATGATAAAAAATTTGTAAAAGATGTAGGGTTTATTGAAGAATACATAGCTTCTCGTAATAAACCAAATCCACTGCAAGGGATGCCACAGTATGCAGTAGCTACTGTTGCTCAAGGTGGTCTTATGGGTAGACCTTCTGTAGGTTCAGAAGAATTTCAAGCATTACCAGCAGATCAACAAGAAGAAATTGAAACTGCTACAAGAATGCAAAAAATGGGTATGATGAGTCCTGATATGCCCGAAGAAGGTGAACCTACTGAAACTCCTATAATGGGAGATTTTAGAGAAAATGAAATAGAAAGATTTGAACAGGCACTAAATAACGCTAAAGGTGTAGATTTAACGACTGATGATTTTTTTCAAAAACTTGAAGATGGTTCGTTTGTTTCAAAACCAAATGATTATGGTATAGGATATCAACCTTACGATAGTGAAGGTAATAGACCTAACGTACCAATTAAACTTATAGGATCTTTAAATAAAGATGGTCAACCTGTTTCTAGAGAACTAGGAATGAATATGATTGAAGCGCAACTTTCTTTAATTGATGAAACTAATTAAAACTTTTTAATCGGCTACCTGTTACCCTCTACAATAATGTAGAGCCACTAATAGCCCCATAGAAGGAGTAAAACAATGGAAACAACAGCACAAGTACAACCAACTAGAGTAGCTACGATGAAATATCGTAAGAACTCAATAGAAGAAAATGATAAAGAAATTGAAGAGCTAGAAAAAGCTAGGGCAGGAGAAGAAGAAAAAGAAGAGGTTGAACAAGAACCTGAACATCCTGAAGAGCGTACATTTAAAAAACGCTATGGAGATTTGCGTAGACATCTTCAAAAGAAAGAAGATGAGCATCGAAAAGAATTATTAACTATTAGGGAGCAGTTGTCCAATCTTACAAAGACACAAGTAAGACTTCCTAAGACAGATGAAGAAATAGATGAGTGGGCTAATAAATACCCTGATGTTGCAAAAGTAGTAGAAACTATTGCTACAAAAAAGGCAAGAGAAAACTAAAAAGATATAGAAGAAAGATTAGCATACTTAACTGAAAAAGAACAAAATGTAAATCGTAGAGCTGCTGAAGCTGAATTAGCTAAACGTCATCCTGATTTTGATGAATTAAGAGGTAGCTCAGAGTTTCACGAATGGGCTGAAAGACAGCCTAAAATGATACAACAGGCACTTTACGATAATGAAGATGATTTTGAAGCTGCATCAAAAGCAATAGACTTATACAAGCTAGAAAGAGATAGAGATAGCGTAGATAAGTCTTCACCAAAAGAAGCAGCTAAATCAGTTAATACTCGTAGAAGAACGAGAGAACCAAATCAAGACCCTAAAGCAAAATGGTCTGAATCAAAAGTTAGAAAGTTATCAGGTAAACAGTGGGATAAGCATCAAGAAGAAATAGAAGAAGCAATCGCCTCTGGAAACTTTGAATATGACGAAACTGGTGCTGCTAGATAACTTTTTACTTGACAAGCATTTTTGTATATGATATAATATACTTAAATGTTTCTTAGAGTTTTCTTACCTCTTTTCGTAAGACTACTAAGTAAACTCTTTCAATAACTCGATAAGTACAAGGTATACCGTTTGGCGTTGGCCCCTCGTAGGATACCCAACAATAAATGCCCCTGAACTTATATTAGCCACATATAGGAGAAAATCAATGGCTTTTAAAACCGCTGCTGGTTATGGAAACCTACCTAATGGTAACTTTTCACCTGTAATCTACAGTAAAAAAGTTCAGTCGGCTTTCCGTAAAACTAGCATCATTGAAGATATTACCAACAGTGACTACTTTGGTGAGATCTCTAATTTTGGTGATACAGTCCGTATTATCAAAGAACCTGAAATAACGGTTCAAGAATACGCAAGGGGTACGCAAGTAACTCCACAAGACCTAGACGATGAGGACTTCACTCTTGTTGTCGATAAAGCTAACTACTTTGCTTTTAAAATTGATGACATTGAGGAAGCACATTCTCATGTAAACTTTGAATCAATGGCTACTGATCGTGCAGGTTATCGCCTCAAAGATCAGTTTGACCAAGAGATTCTTGGTTATATGTCTGGCTTTAAACAATCTGCACTTCATGCAAATGCAGGTACAGCTAGAGTTGCAGCCGATAAATCTGGTACTGATCCAGTGTCTGTTGCAGCCGATGGTTTGTTAGCTTCTATGTTAATATCCAGAGCAAGTTTTGTTTCTGGTGGTGCTACAACAGACTCCATCGCTACTCACCCTGATGGATCTACTGGTGAAGCAACTCCATTAGAAGTTCTAAACCGTATGGCTCGTTTACTAGACCAGCAAAATGTTGACAGGGATAATCGTTGGGTTGTCGTTGATCCAGTTTTTGCTGAACAGCTAAACGACGAAAACAGCAAGTTGTTAAACAATGACTTTGCTGGTGGACAGAATGCAAATGACATTTTACGAAATGGACGCATCATTAGCGGTCTAATTCGTGGATTCAGAGTTTATCTGTCTAACAACCTACCTTCAATAGGTACAGGTCCATCAACTATCGACACTAACGGTTCTTCATCGCATTTTGGTGTGGTTCTTGCTGGACACGATTCTGCTTGTGCAACAGCTTCTCAAATCGAGAAAGTAGAATCTTACCGTGACAACGACAGCTTCGCTGACATTGTTCGTGGTATGCATTTGTATGGTCGCAAGATTCTTCGTCCTGAAGCTCTTGTTCGCGCCCACTACAACATCGCAGGTTAAGGAGGATAAATCATGGCTACTTATGATATGACTGATGCCGATACCGTAGGTGTAGGGGCAGACAGCATTGCGGTTTTACCACCAAAATCTGACAGCCACGTTGCCTACACTATTCAGGCTACGTTAGATATTGATGACATGGTTGCAAAAGGATATTCTGGATCAGATGGAGATATCTTCCAGCTTCTAGAAGTTCCAGCAGGAGTCCTAGTTATCAATGCTGGTGCAGAAGTTATGAAGGCTTTCAATACTTCTGTAACGGCTGACATAGACTTTGCAGCAGGAGATGACATTGTTGATGGTGCAGACGTAACATCAACAGGTTTCTGTGCAGCAGGGACTAACGGTCAAACCAATGTTATTGGAACTGGTTCAGCTTCAACTTATACTCAATTTATGGCTTCTACAGACACGATTGATGTTAAGTTGGCAGGAGCAGCACCAACAACAGGCAGAATTAGAGTTTACGCTGTTGTCGTTGATTGCAACGAACAGGGTGCAGAACCTACTGCCGCTGCTAGGGATACCCTAGCCTAATTGATTTTGGGGTAGTTCATTAACTTGGGCTACCCCTTTATCTTAATTTGGATATGACATGGCAACAACTTTTATTACATTAGTTAATGATACATTGCGTAGGTTAAATGAGGTTGAATTAACATCTACTGATTTTCCTACAGCAACAGGTTTTCGCGCTCAAGTAAAAGACTCTGTTAATGCATCATTGCAAGAAATATCTCAAAAAGAATTTGAATTTCCTTTTAACTATACCTCTGCTTCTATAACATTATCAGCAGGTACGGCTGAGTACAGCCTTGCTACTGATTTTAAAGTAGCTGATTGGGATAGTTTTCGTATTGCTAAAGACGATAGTATAAGTGCTGATGCACGATTATTACGACTAATAAACTACGACACATTTATTGCTAGATTTTATGAAAGAGATGGAAACGCAACCTCATCAGATTTCTCAAATCCTGTATACATTTATAGAACACTTTCTAATAAAGCAGGATTCTCTCCGATTCCAGATAAGGCTTACACTGTAAACTATAATTACTTTGCCTTTGCAAATGACTTAGTAAATGATACAGATACTATGTCAGTTCCAGATCAGTTTAAACACGTTGTTATAGATGGTGCATTGTATCACACTTATATGTTTAGAGATAACGCACAACAAGCAGCGATAACAAAACAAAAGTTTGAAGAAGGTATAGAGCGTATGCGTACACTTCTTATTAATAGATTTACTGATATTAGAGATACAAGAGTGGGGAGACTAATAGCAGTACCACATGGTTCGTTCTAATGACAGACGCTCTTAAAGATGTAACTGTATTATCGCGTGGTGGTTTATTTACCAACGAGGATGCATTAGCACTTGCAGGATCTAA